CAGCAAGTGCGATCAGCAAAGCAATCAGAGAAACTGGCATCGATGCCTTTCGTGGCATCGTGAGCAATCATACATTTTGCGGAGTCGATTTCGACTCTGGCGACGAATACATGCAGGAACCTCCGACCGATGGCAACCAAGAGCATCGGTATTTGGTTAGTTTTGATCTCTTGGTGCACTACAAGGAGCCCTAAAGATGGCTGCATTGACTGTTGCGGATACCGGACTCGGAGCGACGATTTCGGGCACTGGTTTGATCACGACTCAAATCACTCGAATCGGTGATTTCAACGTGTCGGTTGATTCGTTGGATATTTCTGATTTGTCCACCACTGGTTTTGAGGCACTCCGTCCGAGTGATTTGCGCAAGAATCCAGAGGTTGAAGTCGAATTTAACTGGCTTGGAGCTGCTGTACCTGTTACCACCGCAATGATTCCAACGAGCGAACCATACGCCGGAGGTTCGGTGACGATCACGTTTCCCGGTGCAGGATCGGTTACTGGAACTGCGTTCGTTAAGAACGTCAAGTTTCCAAGCTGCGAAAAGGGCCAGATCATGAAGGGCAGCTACACGTTGCAATTCGATGGCGCAACAGATTTGTCGTACACAACTGCTTAATGAGGGTTTGAATGTTCAGACTTGAACAACACATCGGAACATCGATGGCAACCGGCCAGACCATCGAGCTCAAACAATGGCGCATCTTTTACGGTGACGTTTTGGTTGGGTATTTGCCACAATCGCAACACTCGCAGATTCAAGCGCTTTTTCACTTCCCACATCAGGCACTCACACAAAACGTGCTTGATGACTTTGCACTAGAGAATGCTGCTAAGCTAAATATCGACGACTGTAAAGTCGATGGGCCCGAACAGTATTCTCGTCAATTTGTAGAAGAAGCGTTTGCGATAAAAGCTGCGGAGGAGGCAGAGGATGAGTAAACGCGATGCGTTTTTTGCTCTTGCCAGTCGTCCGTTGCGCACGTCCGATGTGACAATCGCTGGAGAAACATTCACGCTGCGTGAGCTTTCCGAAGCTGACGCAAGTGAAATGGAAATCAAGATGCAAACGAAGGATGGCAAATTTGATTTTGCCAGACACCGAATGCTGCTTGTTTCCTACAGCCTGATCGACGAAAACGGCAAGCGGATCGTTGACGATTGGACACAGTTGCAACCATTTCCTAGACTGATCATTGGCAAGCTGTACGAAGCCTGTCTTGAGCTTTCGAGGTACCAAGAAAGCGAGATTGAAGACCTCGCAAAAAAATCCAACGAAGCCGAAGGCTAAAGGTTGCCTATCGGCTTGCATTCCAATGGGGCATCCAGGACGTGCACGCATGGCTCGAGACGCTGCCAGAGGGAATGTTGAATCAATGGATCGCTTGGGACAAGGTTGAGCCGATGGGAGAGTCGTGGCTGCAAACAGCGTCTATCGTGCAAGCTATCAACTTGCCTTTATACGCTCAAGCCAACCAGGACATACCGGAAGCCGAGGCGTTCATGCCACCGCGTTACAAGCGGCCAAAGAAGCGTTTGAGCGACGTACTTTTCGGTACCAATGCCGAAAAGGTTAAGGACAAAGTGTTGTCGATGTTTGGAGGTAAAAAATAGTGGCTCAAACGATCAACATTGCCAACATCAAGATCGGCATGGATGTCGATGAGCTTAAAAAGAGCGGCCAGTTTACACGCAATGAGCTTGCAAGCCTGACGCGTACGATCAAGGCGTCAGAGGCACCGTTTCAAAGAATGGCTAAGGATGTTGCGTTGCTTGATCGAGCATTTGCAACCGGAGCAATGGATACTGCAACGTACAACGCTGCGATTGATCAACTGTCCAAGAAGCATGGAGTGGCTGCGATCTACGCAGACAAAGCAGCGGCGGCGGAGGCCAGGTTAGCGAAAGCAAAAGCCGACAGCATGGCTGCGTTATCTAGGCAGCAGATTGTGTCGGAAATTCCAGATCCGTTCAAAGGTTGGGGATCTGTTGACTCTGTCACACAGCAAACAAATGGGCTTGCTGCGTCTTTGCGAAATGTAGGGGCAGCTGGTCTTGCAATTAGTGCAACGAAAGGCATTTTTGATTTCGGAAAATCTGCTGTTAACGTGTCTATGATGCGTGAACAAGTGCAAGCACAGCTGGAGGTGCTTACTGGATCGGCAGAGGCTGCAAAAAAATTGATTGCGGCGACGGTTGAACTTGATCAAAAATCCGCTTTATCCGCTAGTCAATTTCAGGACTCGGCAAAAGTAATGCTTGGGTACGGAATGAGTGTTGGTGAGATTACGCCGATGCTCAACAGGCTTTCCGAAATCAGCATGGGCAACAACGAGAAAATGCAATCTTTGACGTTGGCATTTTCTCAAGTGAGAGCTAACGGGAGATTGATGGGCCAAGAAGTTTTACAAATGGTCAATGCTGGTTTCAATCCATTGCAAGAAATTAGCAGGACAACTGGCGAATCAATGGTTAACCTTCGCAAAAGAATGGAGGAAGGCAAGGTATCTTTCGAGGAAGTCGCTAAAGCCGCACAAACTGCAACCGAGCAAGGAGGCAGATTCTATGGCATGAACGACAAGATGGCCGACACTACGGCGGTAAAAATTGCCAAATTGCAAACGCACTGGCAAAACCTCTTGGCTAGGGAAGGCGCGATGATGCAACCTGGCATCAATAACGCTCTTGATTTGATCAATAAGAATATAGATCAAATGCCAAAACGTGGCGAAGCAATTAACGGTTGGTGGATGACGCTGACCGGCAGAGCAAATGAATACTACAAACAACTTGATGAAATCAATGCGACTAAAAAACTAGCAGAGGAACTTGATAAAAAAGCTGCTGATGCTGAGGCGCAAAAAGCAAAGCTAGCAAAAGACCGAGCCGCAGCGGAAGAACAAGCAGCAAAAGCACAACAAGCAGCAATTGATGCAGATAACAAAAGGATCGAGTCTGAGCGTTCTGCGTTTCAGAATCGGATCAAACAGATTAGCGAGGAAAGAACAAAAGCAAGTTTTGGTGGTGATGAACAAAAGTTCAAAAAATCGCAGTTGATTGATAATACCTTTGGAATGACACAAGGTGAGATTCAGCAAGCAAAAGCTGCGATGATCGAGATGGATGAGACTCGTAGGCTTAATGAGTTGAATGCTGCACACGCTGCAATCGAAGCTGCAAACAAGGAACTTGAGATCCAGAAGCAAGTCGCTTTGATGAAAGAAAAGAACTTTCTCGCATCGGATTCTTTGCGAAAAGAATATGCGCAACTGGATGAAATGTTTAGGCGTCAGTTATCCGATTCAAATGCCACTGAGGAACAAAAAGCCGGCATTCGTAAACGAGCCGCACTTGCAGAGCAATCGATTTTTGCAAGAAGTGAATTTGAAATGATGCAACAAAGAAAAGAAAAACAACAGCAACGCGTCGGATCTCCAACGGCTGATGCTGTTGCAAACATTGCACCGTCAATCAAAGCCGGCACCGTTGAGGCTTTTAAGTTTCTGCAACAGTCTCAGACCAAGCAGAAAGAACTTCAGGAACAAGTGGAGCTGCAAAAAAAGATCTTGAAGGAAGCAGAAATAGCCAACAGGCTAGCCGAGACCGCACCACGTTTAGCTTTTGCGAGGTAATTAGATGGCAAACACTTTGGTGGGATCGGAGCTGCGGAAGGGCTCAGGCTTTGTGCGCAAAGGTCAGGGTTTTCAGCTAATCTTTGGCGAGACCTGGCACTACAGGGTAAAAACCGACGGTGTGACGTCGGATCGGTATGACGTCCTATACAACACGCCAGGACTTCCTCGGGCTGGATTGCTGTACGGTGCTTTGAATCTTGTTTGCGACGAACTTTCATGCGAACGTGACGAGAAACACCGAGAATACTGGAATGTGACTGCCAGGTTTCAAACTGGCACCGAGGAGCAAAAGCAGGACGACGAACAAAATCCAGATCCGACCACCTGGATTCCGATTTTTAAGATCGACAGTTTTGCGACCAAGGAACGGGTCGTTTCAAAGGACAAGACGACGCCAACGGCCAAGGAGGCAGTGAACTCTGCCGGCACGCCGTTTGATGCACCGCTGACAGAAAGCAGATCGCTTTGCCAGTTTTCTTTCGTGCAGTTTGAAGATCCAGCATTGAAGATCAAAGACTTTCTGGACAGAAACGATTGTGTAAATGATGCAACATTTGATGCACTTGGGCAGACGTTCGCAGCCAGAACCCTGCTGCTAGAAGTGCAAGAGGCTGAATTAGGCACCTTTGCTGGCTTTTCTGCCTGGCGTGTCAAATACCGCGTTACTTATGATCCAGACACGCATGACGAAAAGCGTTTGGACGTCGGGCCATATTACAAAAGTGGTGGCAACACATTGCGTTATATGGACAACACCAACACGTTTGGAATCATCGGTGGCCTCGATGGATCTGGTGCCAAAGCAGCAACGCCGGCAGAGCTGACGTTCCAGCTCAAAAAGAAAATTAACTTTGCATCGTTTGTAAGGACGTAACATGGCCGACACAGACGTTTATGCTTTCAATCGAGCCGACAGCCTGGCGTTGCTAGGTTTGCTCGGTGGTGGCAATACAGCCGGCACGATTACAGATCCAAAGATGCAAGTGGCCGACGTCTACATTGCAGTTGCGACGTCCACGATCACTGCTAGAGCCGGCACAACGCTCGGCACAGGCACGGCAAGGCTGAAGTACATCGACAGCTCAAACGTCTTGCAAAACGCGTTTAGCAGCGATCACAGCGTCGTAAATCCTGGGTCGGCTATCGCAAATGGTGCCTACGTTTTGGCGTTCAGGTGTGGCACGAAATACGCAGTAGTGGAGATTTGCTAGATGGGTACCCTTGGGACTTGCTGCTGCGGTTGTTGTCTTGAGCCGGCTGATATGCCGTACACTGC